ACCCACGCGTAGGTCAGGAGATCGTAGGCGGCGGGATCCTTGTCGTTCATGCGGCGTTACAAGCGGGCGGTGAGCCACGGGTCGTCGGAAGCGGGCAGCGCTTGGGCGGTTCTCGCCCTCGGCACTGGGAGCTCGATGGCGCCGGAGCGGATGGCGAGAGAGACGGCTTGTTTGTAGGCGGCCTGTAACGATGCTTCGGAGCGCGGGGGGGCGAGTTCAGGCTGCACTTCCAGCGCGATGCGGCACGCCAGCACCTCGGCGAATACGGGGTCCCACAGCGAAGCGTCAGGCATCTGTGCGATGTACCGCAACCGCAGCGGGGGCGTTTCGTTGGTCAGTAGACTGCGCCCTTCGACGGTCCAGTCTGCCGTGTCCGCCTCCGGCGCGGTGGCGAGGCAGTCGCCTGGGAGTGTGAAGCTCCAACCGTAGCCGAAGGCGGGCACGGCGTCGGCTTCAGCAAGCACTACGCGTTTGAGCGCAAATCGCCAGCGGTAGGCGCGCAGCATCCAGTCGGATACACCCGGCAGACACGCCGCCAATGCGAGCGCGGTAGGCGTGTCGTCCGTGAGGGCGTTGATCCGGGGCGCGCCTATCTTGCCGAGCGCGCGGTTGCAGACTGCGAGGAGAGTGGTTGCCATGTGGAGTTGTTGAAGGACGGCGGTTCAGGTGGAGGAGGTCCGGCGTGTTCAGTGCCCTTTTAGCCGGCGCCGACGAGGAAGGCACTCAGCCCGGTGACGGCTGCGTCAGCCGCGATCCGGACGCTGCACGCTGGCAGCATCAGATCCACCATGCACAGCGTGGTGAGCGTGGTTCTCACAAAGCTCCCCGCGAACACCTGGATGTCGATCCACGCCCCGGAAGGACTTTGGGCTTGAAGGGCGATGTTCCCCAGATTGGTGGTGCAGTTCATGAACAGGGAGTACTCGCCCCCTTTGATGGGAACGGCCTGGCCTGTGGCGGCTGCGTTCGAGGCGAGGGTGTAGCGGTTGTCGTCGGCGCGGCGCGTAGGCATGGGCGTCAGGGCAGGTTGTTGGATTGGATGACACAGTCCTCGAAATGTCTGAGCGCTTGGAGGAGCTGCGTCTTCGTGACGGGTTGGGCGGGCCAGGTGTTGAGTACCAGCTCGATGTCCTTGCCGGTGGTGGTGGTCGTGCTGACAACCACGGCCAAGCTGGGAGTGGGCGATTCGAGCGAACCCCCGATGGTGATTCCGATGTAGGCGGGCATGGGCGTTTGGCGGGGTTAGGTGGCCTGGCTCACAAACAAGTCAACGACGAGCGTGCCGGCTGCGGGCAGGTTCGCACCGGAGATGGTTCCGAAGATTGGTTCCTCAGCGGCAGGCGCGTCCGCGGCGCCCGCGACCGCAGCGGCTCCGAACAGGTTGGGCCAGTCGACCTGCGTCATCGGGGAAGCACCCCGGTACCTCGTGAGGGCTCCTATGGGCCCCACCGCGAAGCTGGCGCTGCCAAGGCTGACAGACGCCGTGATGAGACCGAACGCGAAGGTCGCTCCGGGCGGGAGAATGCACAACTGGATCTGATCGCCGTTGAGCTGGCCGGCGAGCGTGATGGTGGCGCGGTAGCGCTTGAGCCGGGCGTTGACGACGTTGCCGCGGGTTTTGGTTCCGGTAGGCGCGGCGAGGGTTTTGCCATCGAGCGTCCCGGCGAGTTCGTTAGAGAGGTAGGTAGGCATGGGGTCGTTGACCCTTTTGATGCGCCTTCAGCGCAGGGTCTTGTGTGTGTGGTGGATAGTTGATTGTGTTAGTCGCGAATGACGCTTGGCCCGAAGGGCCATCAAACGGGGGCTATGCCCCCCTAGGCGCAGACGATGTAGCCGCAGCGCTTTTCTTCGAGGCGGGTGGCGCCGTAGGTGCCGGAGAGGAAGACCTGTTGGGCGCGGCGTTTGTCCGGGCGGATGTCGCAGCCCACATCGAGGTCGTTCCAAATGCCCAGGCACACTCCGCTCTTCGCCCAAAACGGCACAAAGTTTTGTCCCGCAGGAACGGTCAACGCAGGGCTCAGTGCCGTGTTGAATGAGCCGCCCCCGGGGATGCGTTCGCTGTTGATGAAGTTGAACCCCATGAAGGCGTTGATGCGTCCATTCACCAGCACCGGCGTGGAGTTGTAATCCAGCGAGATGGCCTGCGCTTCGTTGAGCAGGTCGTCGTGCTGTTTGGCCGTGATCGCCATGTAAAGCGGGTCGTTGTCCACATCCACCTCGGCGGAGAGCAGGAGCCTTTTGGCCATCCGGAGCTTGGCGATGTTGAGGCCCGTGTTGCCGGAAGAACCGGTGTTGACGGGAACCACCTGCGAACCGCCATTCCACGCCCCGAGCAGGCCGGTGTCGATGGTGCCGTTCTCGCCGGTTTTGTTGGAGTTGAAGAAGCCCGCGATGATTTCGTCGTCCATCGCACGGCCGAGGGAACCGGAGCCGTTGACGCAATAAGCGGAGGTCGGGTCGATGAGCATCCGGAGCTTGTCGTGGCGGTCGATGAGATCGGCCCAGTCGTAGTCGTTGGGGAAACACCAGCGCCGGTCCTGGGGCGTGGAGATGAGGGGGGTGTCGGAGTGACGGCCCGAGTTGCGGACAGCGGTGACGGGGCCGAACTGTTCGACGACCGAAACGGCCTTGCCCACAAACGCCTGAACATTGACGGCGGAGCGGAGACGGCTGCCCTGTTGCTGGAGCAGCAGGGAGACGATCGTTTTGAATTCTTGCACGGAAGCCGTGCTGACTTGGAAAGACATGGTGGATGGGTGCGCGAACGGCTGCGGGAGCAGCGGTTTGGGTTGAGGCACGCGAAAGCGCGCTTGGAGCGACCCAGTGCTGGTGGCTTGTCTTCCGTTGGAAGGGCCGGCGACCGAGTGTCAGAGATTCACGGAACCGGGCACCTGTCCCGAGGGACGCGGTGTTGTCCGGCGCACTGCCCCACCCAGGATGGGTGGGACATGGAATGTCTGACAGGCGGATTTATGCCTGCGCGGAGGTGTGACGCGCAAGGGGGAAGTGGAAATATTTTCTGGCGACGGAGCAACTGGCATGACGGGCCCGGTCGTTTGGTTCAAGAATGTTCCCCGATCGTCCCTACCTGTGGTAAGGTGAGGCATGACAGTTACCTTTGAGAGTGTCCGGGATGCGATGCTGCTCCTTCCGAAAGGAGACAAGGCGCGTCTGCTATCCGTCGTGGCTCTGGAGGTCACTGACTCCCACCCTGGCATAGACATCCAAGAAGGAGTCTGCGGGGGTTCCGCTCGGGTTATTCGGACCCGGATTCCAGTGTGGCTTCTGGAAAGCTACCGCCGCTCAGGAAGCTCGGACGCGCAGCTTCTAAGCGCATACCCCTCTCTAACAGCCGAAGATTTGGCCAGCGCGTGGCACTACGCTCGATCTCACAGGGAGGAGATGGATCGCGAAATTGCGGCCAACGGTGACGAGTCGTGATCGCAGACTCGGGAAACTCCGTTGAGTGCAGAGGCTGCGCTTGTTGCCAGCAGTCGCCCTCTGATAGCAGGCTACTGCCATGACCGTCACTCTTGCTCAAATTCATGAGGATCCGGCGATTCTGGATCGGGCGATTGCCAGTCAGGAGACGATCGAAATCCTGTCCTGCGGCGAGGTCGCTGCCACATTGATGCCCCGGCGTGTAAGCGCCATGGAGAAGGCGAGACGAGAAATGGCCCAGAGGTTTGCCGCACCGGACTGGAGTTTTGCAGTTGGAAATCCCCTCACACGCGAGGAGCGTAATGCCCGCTGCTGATTGCCTCATCAAAACGAAATCCATTGAAACGCCAAGCCACCAGAGGTAGCTTTTAGATCATTGCATGACGATCCCCGTCCGAAACATCCGGAGTCTTCGCTTGAATCAGCCGAAGCGGTCTGCCGAAGCTGCCTACCGCCAGATGGAGATATCGCTCCGGACGAACTCTTCGACTTGTGGTCAAGTCAAGTTCAAGCCCTTAAGTCGTGGGCCAGCGAAACCCACTCGATAGTTTCTCGCGAGTTACTCCCGAGCCTGAAGGAGCGCACGAACGAACATTTCGTGGCGTTCCGCGAGTCAGACGGTCGTTGGATCAAGGTTACCAAGCCCGGTCGTTTCGGCTTTATTGATGATGTTGATTTCTCTTTGGATAAAATTTCCCAGGGGTGGATTGGAAAGATAATTCTCAGAGAAGCTTTACCCTCGGAATATTTGGCCAGGCTACTCCTGCACAATCGCGTTTTTGAAGATGCGATCTCGCTTGAGGGGATTTTAGTCGGAGAATCCGAAATCTCCTTGGTGGTCTCCCAACCCGACATTTCTGGGATGCCTGCCTCTCTCGACGAGATTAGCACCGCGATGGCTGGGCTTGGCTTTGAAAAAATTCCCGGCCTGCACCTGGGCTACCCGCAGTCGCTTTCATTTTTTCGTGATTCAGACAAATTGCTCATCGTTGATGCGCACCCAGCGAATGCGTTCACAAGTCAAGGGGTAGTCTTCCCGATTGATTTCATTATCCAGCACGCCTCTAACTGGATGGTGAAGGAAATTAGAGAGTTGTTGCGTTGAGTACAGAGCCAAGGGAGATCAAAGCGCCTGTCTGATTGCACTGGGGAGAAACATAGGAAGAGCTGCCGTTTGCGGTTGAATCGGATTTCCGACGCACCACTCCAGATGGCTCTTAAAGAGTGGCTGCCTGGCTGTGCGCCGCAGCGTGTAGCGTCTTCATTTTCACCGTGGCATCGTGCTCTCCGGAGAGGTAGCGCTTGATGAAATCGCGGTCCCGGGGCAGCGCCCCGATCTGTTCGACGGCTTCCTCCTTGGTCATTCCGAACTGTGGCGCGCCCCCGGTGGTAAAGGCATGTTCGCCCAGGCCACGGCCTAGTTGGGCGGTGAGCTTCAGCCAGTTGGCCGTTCCCATGGCGGATTCGATCTTGGGCGCGTGTTCGGTCAGGGCGTACTCCTTCACGGCGCGCTCAGAGTGGCGCAGGTTTTCCTCTTATGCCACGCCCCACTCGGATCGGACCGCTCCCAGCTCGGCGAGACGCTTGGCCGCAGCTTCCTCGGAGGCTGTCTTTACTGCGCGCTCCCGGCTTTCGCCCAGCCAACCGGACAACGCCTCTGCCTGCCGGGTGTTCAGCCCGACTTCGTGAAACTTGGCCGCGGCATCAGCGTCCGGCAGTTTATAGGCATCGGGCGTGGTTGGGCGACCCAGAGCGTTAAACACACGCTCCCAGCCTTCGGCGTCTTGTTCCCCCTTGGGCAGCGGGACCTTTTCGTTGCCGACAAGCTTCTCCAGATTACGGTAGCCCTGCACGATATCAGCGGGGGCGCTCCAGCCTTTCTTCTGGATGTACCCAAGCACCTCGGGATCGTTGATGGCGTCCACCCAAGAGGGGACGGCCTGCTCCATAGCGGTGTTGGTAGGGGAAACGGTCGGATCGGTTTCGACAGCTGTGGTCATACGGGAAAGGGAGATGTGCTGATGGTTGGGAAAAGGCTCAGGGTTCTTCCTGAAGGTGGGTGATGTCCCGGTCGGACAGGTTCAAATGGGCTTGGATGCGGTTCCAGACTTCGCGCCGCCCTTCGGCCATGGCCATCGCCAGTGGATCGACCGAACGCGTCAGCGGATTGACTGCGGCTGTGCTGCTCTGCGCCCTGCAGAAACGCCGGAGGTCGGCTAGGACCGCTTCGGCGGCCCGGTTCGGCTTGTTGTCGGCATCGAGAAAGAGCAGGCGGTAGCTGCGCCGCCGGTTGAGAATGCGTTCGAGCAGTCGCGTCATGGTTGTCCTCCCGCGGTTATTTTGACTCCGCTGGCTGCGGGTACACCGGCTGCGATGGTCTGCATCTCGGTCAGATTCGCCACCGCTTGCGCCCCCACATAGCCCGCGCTCACCAGACCGTCGGCCTCCACCACGCCCTGCTTTCGGAGTGCGGCGACTTCCTCGGAAGTCCGCAGCAGCTTGGCTGGTACCCCGTTGATTTCGCACAACTCGCGCGCCACGGCCTCGGCATTGAAGAGCAGCATCACGCCGGGATCCACCTGCGCCAGAGGTGTCACGCTTTCGATCGTGCGCAGGATGGCGAGGCCTTCCTCGGCGCGTTGGGCACGGTTCAGCGGCGAGGTGTATTCAACGTCCACGATCCCTCCGGCATCGAGGAGCGCCTTGGGCATGGGCGGTAGTTCGCCCATTTGGGAGAGAAGATCGAGTTCGCGTTCCACCATCGGGCCAAGGAACTCGCTCTGCTGACGGCCCATGGTGGGTGCGAGCAGCGCCGCCTTTTCCTGCGCACGCAACAGCGCTTCAGCGGCAGTCATGCGCGGCGTGGCCACCAGCACTTGGGTAAGGGTGACGAGGAACGCTTCGTTGATCGCCTTCTGCCGGCGTTCGATCATCTCGTCGCCAATATCGACCCTGCTGCCCAAATCGAGCGGCAGCACCACCGCGTTCCCCTGGTCGTTGACGCCCCCGAAGTTCAGCGCGCCCGGGCGAAGGTCGAACCCGGACAGCGCGCCGTCCTCCTGCAATAGGAGGGGCGGATCGAGTGCCTTCTGCCCGGCGCGCAGGACAGTCTTGCTCATCTCGTTGACCATCTTGATCTCGGGCAACACTGTCATCGCTGGCGAACGACCGTACACTTCCTTGGGCCCGGTGGTGTACCGGCCCACGGCAAACGGAAAGGTGCGGTAACCGCCTTCGCTGACAATCTTGCGCCCCTGCACGGCGATGTAGTGTGAGGCGAACGCCATGCCCCGGTGGTTGAGCACCCCGGGGACGCGTTCGGGGTTAGGGAACACCGCGTGCAAAAACTCGTGCTGAGTGTCGGGCCGTTCCTCAGCGTCGGTGGCGATCTTGTCAGGTAGAGCAGACGCTCCGAAACGCTGTACAGCCTGCCGGGCGGTCAGCTGGA